CGTCTTCATCACCGTTAAAAGGACAGATTCATCAATAGCCGTATTCGAGTATTGATCGAGCACCTGTAATAATTGAGAGCGCTTAGTTTCCATCACTGTATCGTCTCTAAATTCGGCTAACTTAGAAGCTGCCGTTAAGGCTCTCTTAAGGCGCGCTAATTCCTCATTTAAATAAATTTTTAACTCTAAGGCATTATCAGCAAAAGAACAGATATAGCGGGATAAAAGAGTCTGTTGTGATTCTAATAATTCTGTTTCATATCGAGCATTAAACTTGTTAACAAAAGTTTCATATAGAACTTTATCTACAGGTGCCTCGTCAGTGTGAGGTGGAGGATTAGCACACATACTTGCTGCTATCTCTCCTTCAAGGATCACTCGTTTTTTGGGGCTAGTCTTAGAAGAAAAAATCTGGGCAATCGTAGCTAAATCTTTATAATTGGGTACATAGGTGTTGTAGACTTCAGGACCAACTTGTCTATTAATATCGTGAATTAAAGCCGTCTGGGTTTTGAACAGTAAGTCACTATCAAGTAATTTACTTTGCAGTTTTGCTTCCTTTATTATTTTATCGGAGGTGGTTTTATCCAAATTCTGATTATGATATAGTGACTGATAACACTGCAAATCTTGCGCGAGAACGCTATTGTGATGAAAATGCTTTTTTAGCAAATTTATAATAATGTTTTTCCGTTTATGATTTTCTTTTAAAATACAAGCGGTAACTTCACGCACTAACGCCTCGTAAATAAACGCTGTATTGCGTTTTTTATTGTACTTAATCTTATTTGACTTCATTTTGTTCTCCCTTTTCTTCTTCAAGTTTTTTAGCTGTCGCGCCCTCAAGATTCTTGATTAAATTGCGAACGGACTCGTTAACTTCAAAAAGTCTTTCTTCTTCTGTGGCTCCTTCTAAACTATAAGTAGGTCGCTTGTGCTCCGGAATCCCGTTTGCTAATGAAGTCGTTTTAGCTAGATTCATTATAGGAGATACGCCGGGCAGCGTGTTACGCTTCGCCGTAGAAGAAGATTTTTCCTTAGAATATAGGGAAGCATAAGAGCGACTGCGGGCGCCGCGGTTCCTCTTGTCGTTCTTTACTGGAGTGTAGGTGCTTTTCTCATACGTACGTGGAGCATTCCGAGAGCCAGGGGGAACGGCTAAAAGTGGCGATTCAGCTTCTCCGCCTGCATCAGCGGCCGGCTCGGGACTTGCGTCAGAGGCTGGCATCTCTTGTGGTCCTCCGAGATCTCCTCCGAGATCGCCACCTAAATCACCCCCAAGATCGCCACCCAGATCGCCACCTAGCTCACCTCCCCCAAGCGCGCCGGCACCTTCGCCGGCTGCTGCAGCTTCTGCGACAGCCTGAAGCGCGGCGTCATGTTTGCGGTCATAGTACATCTCGCGCTGATTGCGAGTGAACTCTTCGTTAGACATGCCGAATATATGTTCGGTAACCCAACGACGCGAAAAATAGCCCTCAGTCGCTGAGCCTGCGATATCAAACTTCTGCTTCCAGTGTTCGATTTCTTGAAGCTCCGCAATCTTCGACGGATTATTGAGTAATAGTTTAAAGGAGAGTAAATCGTCTCCCCGAAAGCCTAATGTATAAAGATGAATAATGCTAATTTTAGTAAGCTCGGCGATAATAACACGCTGTAGTCGCTGAATAGTGCGGGCAAATCGAATGTCTTTTTGAGCTAAGGTGGTTTTGTCTTCTTCGCCACCTTCTCCCATAGTCAAATATGATTGAGGCACCTTTAACGCAGAGAACAGCTTGTCGCGCAAATACTTAATATCGTCAATGGCTGTAATATTTTGTGCGCCGGCTAGCGATTCGATAGTAGTAGCAGAACCGGGACGTACCGGGATGAAATAGTCCTCTTCAATAGACATTGGATTATAACGCAAGTCTACGCGTCCAGTGTCAGGGTTTACTACTGAATGTCTTTTTAATTGAGTGACAATCTTTTCCATGAACTGTTCCACATCTTCGGGAGGTACAGCGCCGACGTCAATTTTAAACACACGACGTTCAGAAGAACGTACAACCCGATAAGCCATCATTGCGTCTTCCATCAAAGTTAATTGACGCCAAATGCGGCGCGCGGGTTCTAGGATAGAAGTGCCGTAGGGTGCATATTTGTCATTGCCCAGAATACGAAAATGACAAATCTGCCAATTTTAAAAAGTCATACCGGCAGAGTTCCACTGATATTGAATATAGTTGGGGTTAGTGGAGTCTTTTCCTTCTAAACGCTCAATCTCTTGAGGCGGCAGCGCAATAACTGACTGAACTCCGTACTTATCATCGATATCCATATACAAGAAAAAGTCACCATATTTGCACATGGTGCGAGCCCAGCCAAACAAGTTGTATTCCAAGTTTAAGATATTACTAAAAAGAACCGAGAGTACGGCCCTGATCTCCTCATTGCCACATTGAATATTCAACATAGGACTAAGTGATGAATAGGTCGTCATTTCGTCGGCGTAAATATCCATAGAAGATGCAATCTCGGGCATATATTCCATCTGGTCAAAATCAATATATCTTTCCGAACGCCTTTGGTTTTGGATAGCATTTGTCGCGATAGTATCAAGGGGGTTATACAGAGTCTTTTTGAACTGTTGACCTGACGCTGACTTAAAGCGAGAACTGAACTTGTCTAAATGTTGACGACGGATACGCCTTCCCGATTGGGAACGATAATTGATAATCGGACCAGAAAATAGTCTGGTTAGCGCTTTGTAAAGGGCCGTATTGCGATTTACAGGATTGCCGGAATTGGGTTTTTTAGGTGCCATTTAATTTCTCACTTGATGATCCACTTATATTGCTCATAAATGGTTTTAGCTTCACTCATTTTATCAAAAATATTGTCTTTCTTGTAGCCGTGTTGTCCTTTAATTCGCGTTTCCATCGTAGTTTTCGTAGTAATAATCGAGTTGACAAAGGCTTTTTGATAATTTAAGTCTCTTGCACTTGCTTGTAGGGCTGTGTCTCTTACCCAACATGCAATTGCTAATGCCATAATCAAATCATCATTGTATCCCTTCATCGCCTGCGGCTTACCATTTCTCCAAATAAAAGTCTTCATCTCGTTTACGGTACGAGAAGAATATATGGTAATTAGTTTGTTTCTGATAAACTCCTCCAATTTGGCCACAATGAGAGGTCGCGTCTTCATAGAAGTGGTAAAGCCAGGTACGGCGGAATTACGAACTTCGGCCTGATATTGCTCTATATATTCATGGGTAGATTTAATGGAATAGTAAATATTGGGATACTGATGATCACCACTAAGCTTATCTAATACCGAATACCCTACATTGTTATTTTCTACTACAAGCAGGCATGACCCATACTCTCTCCCTACGCTGTTGAGCATATTAGCAAACATATCTAACGTGGGCTTTCCTTGGTACTCTCCAATGATTTCTAGTGTTTCAAGTTTAACAATATGAAAGGTGGAATAATCAATACCATCTCCACGCGAAACATCTGCTACGAGCAAGTAATTGCAGGTGGGATCAAATTCTTCCCAAATCCAAAAATTCCGATCAAAGCCTGTTCGATATTTAGGGTCTTTGACTGTCGATAACATCCATTGCATGCAATCAGGATCGATAACTGTTTCCCCTGAAGTATTGAAATTGCATTCAAGCTCTTGCGCAATTTGGCGCTTGGACATGTTTTTAGTTTCTTTTTTATACCACTCTTCATCTCGATCGGGATGTACATCCCACGGTAAAGTAGTGAGATGAAAATTGTTAGCCCCGGTTTCAGAATCTATGCACGTTTTATGAAACCAATTACCTACACCATTAGGAGTAGACAGTGCGATACAGCGACCACCGGTAGAGAGAGTGGGATAGAGACCGGTCCACAACTCTTCTAAGCCTTCGATATGAGCAGCCTCATCAAGCACCAAGAGTGATAGAGCCTCTGAACGACCCGCGTCGCCAGATGTGGAGGCGGCCTTGATGGATGAACCATTGGACAATTCAAACGAGGTGCGGTTATCTACACTAATTTGTGCAATCTTTAGCCAATCAGGTACATTTCGCATGATGCTTTTAACTTTTTTAACCAAGTTACCAGCGGTTGCAAATTTAGTGGCCATGACGAGAATCGCTTTGTCCCGATGAAAAAGCATCATCCAGACGATATAGCCCGCCGTAATCGTCGATATTCCAAGCTGCCTTGCTTTCAGAATAATATTAAAACGATAATCATTAAAATCTGTGAGTAGTTCATCTTGAAAGTCATAGGTGTCGAACAGAATCAAGCCGTGAAGCGGATGCGAAATTCGAGCATAGGTCTTCAAAAAGTAAGCGGGATCTTTCCCGCACTTTACAATCTCTTTTATTTGGTCTTTTCGGGATAATTGAAAGCTCATTAATCATTAGGCATGTTGTTCATAGTTTCTTAATTTGTGATACAAAGTTTTAAGGATAGGTAAAATAGTTTGTCCTTGGTACTTTCCGGAAAGACGTCCGTCTGCGCGCAAAGTGGCGATCGCTTGAGGGATATTCTCTCGACTTGTGTTGTCAATGAAGCTTTCCCATGCCAGTGCAATTCTAGCCAAATCATCGGGAGAATCACGTACTGGTGCAGATACTCTGGCGGGCTCTACAACTCCTACAAACTCATCTCTGTGCGGAGGGAACCCTTCTTTTTCTAGCTGTTGTGCGTCGTAAACTTCGGACCGATCGTACTGATCGGGGTTCTGTAGAACATGTCTAGCCCATTCCTCACGGGTTCGCTCAGAGCCGTCCGGGTTTCGACCCCATTGAGAATATTTCCATTCTTCTTTGATAAGGTCAATATAATACTCCTCTTCGATAATCTCGCGAAGGCGCTGTTTCGTAACATTCATTACTCTTTCTTCCTTGTATCGTTATCGGGACGAGCGCCTCCTTTGCCGTTCCAGCCCCCTTGGTCTAAGAAACTCTTCCACTTAGACTCCAACGGTGCCTCAGAACCAGTATCGTTGTTCATTTCTTCGGCCAAGCCTCCGACGCGATAGTGTTTTTTAGCCTGGACCCAGGTACGTACACGAGACGTATTCTGGACAAATACATCAGCTTCTCCTTCTACAGTTAAAGAGACACTATTGCCAGTAATTTTTTTGTATTCCTTTTTAAGCCATCCTGCAATGTCTTCAAGACGTTGATCAATTTCCGACTCAAACCCCGAAGCATAAACTTCTTTAAGTTGGATCTCAGATTGATATGTCAAACACATCATATTGCCATAAAACTTTACGTTAAATCCGTCCATGACACGCTGGTCAATGAGCGCATTGCCTTCTTCACGGCGTAAAATACCGGGCTTATCGGGTTCATAATCTTCCCCAAGTGCTCCATCATATGCATTAGCGGCCGCTTGGGCTAACCCTTGCACTATTTCATAAACTGTTGCCATTATTGATTTTCTCCTAATTTCATCTGGTTAGCGACGGCGCGCTGTTTCGTGGCCGCTTTTGTGATGTCAGCGGCAGTTGTGCCGAATAAATGATTCTGCAGCTGGGCAATAAACTGAGCCTGCATGCGCTCATTCTCTTTGACTTTTCCAATATATTGTAAGAACTGACTGTCGTTGAGCAATCGCGTCTGGACGCGCTGGAGCGCTCTTTGGACTGCAGCCATCCCTTGGCGCTCCATGTCTTGGCTTTCGCCGGCGTCAGCTTGCGATTGAGCCTGTTGTGCCTCTTCTAAGCATTCCATAATAATCTCTTTTAGTTGCGCCTTAGTGATCTTCATCCGGTCTCCATCCTTTTAGCCATCTTTCTTCTCTGTCTTCGACGTATTTGATATAGCAAGTAGAGCAACATTCAAATTTGACCAAGCACACATCATCCATAGTTTTTTGCGGAGCGGCTCCACAAACAGGACAATATTTCAGAGATTCTCTATTAAGTAGTTTTTTAGATACTTTAATCCCATTAATGTCTATTTTCTCTTGCCACTGTTCCGCGGAGCGATTTTTCTCATAAAACTCTTTCATTTGGTTAAGGTATTCTTTTTCCTTATCCGTGGTCCAATTTCCTTTCGGATTTTGAATAGCTTCTTTGCCATATTTCTTAGCAATGGCTTTTTCAATGGCTGCAATTTTATCAGGGTCTTTCATTAAACACTCTATAGGCTGCGTAGGTTGATACAATTCCAATGGCCACACCGCCGGCGATCCATAATGCTCGATTTTCTGGTGAGCGATTCAGCAAAGATTCTTGGAGGCGTGCAATTTCTAAGTCCTTTTCACTAATGCGTAAATCATATTCTTCTTGCAACGATTCCAATCGGATATTTAAATTGGAAAGCTCTAGATCAAATTCAGTTCTTTGTCTTTGCAATTCATAGTTTAACGTAGCTTCACAGTTCAATCTTACGCGCTCTTCCAAGACCAACAATTCGGCGGTGGCCTCTTTGTTAAAAAGAACCCCCTCAAACGATGCGCATTCATTTTGACCCAGAATCGTAAACTGTGGCTCGTCAGCATGTGCAATCCCTATTAGCATCAATAAACTAAGGAACATATTCAAATCCCAGTGTGTCTTCTATTCTTTCTGCTAACTCGTCTTTGTTCTCAGAAAATTGTTGTCGCTCCTCAATCTCTTCAATAATTTGAATGCGTTCTTCTTCTACTTCAGTTTCTACTCTTTCTTGTTCTGCGCGGTATTCTCGCTCTAAGACCTCTAAAGCTTCTTTGTAGGTTTGGAGGGCCATTTCTTTTCGGCGTAATTCTTCAGCGTGGATGTCTTGTAGTCCTTGAATTTGGTTCTGTAAAGATTCCTCTGTGGCTTGATACGCATTTTCTAGTTGCCTATAATCATAGCGCATTTTAGCCCACATTCCAGTGCTTAGGAAAATGATAGCAATAACTTTCCAGTTTGTACGTAGCCATCCTAGTAGTTTTAGCCAATCGATGGAAATCATCCAACACCTTTCATCTTAGCGATGCCGTCAATGACAGTTTGACCTCCGATGTAAATTGCCGAGATCATTACCCAGTCACCGGAGGTTAACGTTGAAAACGCCATGAGCCCTGTTGCAGTTAACCACACCATAAACTTTCGTGAAATCATTTTTTCCACTAGTCTATCTAACTTAGCTTTTGTATAACTCATCATATATTCTCCCTATAAACACTGGCCGAGCAGTACGGCTGCAGAAACGACGACCCACCACGCAGGTCTTTGTGCGCCGGCGATCACTTCATCTTTTACAGCATGTACCACATCTAGTGCGATCTCTTTAGCGCCTACTAAGGCATTCTTTAAGTGTTCCATTATTTGTCTCTCCTTTCTTGTAAGTATTTCTTAATCTCTTCTCGAATAATCTCTTCTACCGAATAAAGTTTCTTTAAGTACTTCTTTGCTTTCGCTACTGTTTTAGAACAGCCTACTGGCTTTGATTCGCCTGTCTTGTAGACACATTTTCCTTTTCGTTCATAGGGCATTGTTTTGATTATTGTTCCTTATATCCCATTTTTTGAGCAAGTTTCATAAGTTCAGGCCAGTTTTTATCTTTAATTAATTGTTTAAAAAGCTGCTGGTTTGTTTCTTTATTTGTAGAAAGAAAGTTATACGCCCCCTGAAGTTGCACGGGCACTATTCTCTGTGGAGCAGTCGTTGTGGGTGGTTCTTTTTTAGCTGAAAGGAAAGCATCTGTTTCTGCTTTTCTTGCGGATGCAATTTTAGCTCTTGCCGCGGCGCGATCTTGCGCGGGCATGGTAACTAAAGCTGTCAGGCTAAATGGATTTTTTTTAATCTCGTCATCGGTAGGCATTGTATCCTGTGCCAGCGTCTGATCCGTTCGATTGTACATGGATAGATGTCTTTTCTGATCTAAATCAATCATAAAGGCTAAAGCATCTTTTTGTTTTTGTGGGTCTTCACTGGCTGCATTTACCAATTGCTGCTGAAACTCTTGATTAAACATTAATTCCTTAGCTTGCCTTTCAGGATTCATTTCAATAGCGCCTGATTCAGTTTCGGCGCCTGATTGTTTGTGGGCTAATGAGGAAATTTGTTTAGCAACTCGATCGGGCTGTCCGGTCATAATAGCAGCGATTTCGGGATCGGACGATAC